CGTGGTCTAGCGTAAACCCCATAAGGGAGGCCCATAGAGTCTTCTTTACCTGCTCTTTCAAGTGAGCGTGCAAGAAACTTATATGGACAACCAAGTGTACTTTCGTCAGTTATAGCCACAGCCATGAACCTACTAATGATGAAATCATCATTAATATAGATTGGTTCAGCAGAGTATCTGCCTAGATATGGGCTATCACCGCTCACGTACCCATAAGAACGTCCCAAGGCTCTTTCTAATTTATTATAATAATAGTTAGCAAGATTTATTAGCCCTGACTTAACAAGTTCACGACAGTGTCTATCTAGTTCATAGATAGCCATATCACCAACTATATCAAGGTAGAGAGTTGGATATCTATATGCTTTGCCTGTAAAGGCATTGCGAGTATAGACATAACCTCTACGGAAAGACTTATCGGTTAACCCGGCATTCGATAGTTTACATCGAACTGGCACGACATTTACACCATCAAAGTAGTCTGCACCGCATGATTCTCTAAAAGAAGAATCACGGAAAGACTTCTCACGATTGCAACGTAAACCTGAGAGGGTTATCCCCTTTATAGCAGCGGTATACCATTCCGAAGGAATGATAATATCGTCACCATAAACGTATATCTTCGAGGCAGCCTCCTTAAGGCTGATACTCTTAAAAGAATCTACGACAGATGTTGCAATTGAAAGATGGAGTAGAAGTGACATAGTTGGGAAGGTTAAACCGCTTCCCATACCTGCTAATTTAGATAAGGGAATTAGGTTCTGAGAACCAAATTTGTTATCTAACACACAGTGGGTTGAACGCGCATGGTCAAAGAACCACGCCATAACGCTTGAATCACGAAAAACCTGACGGACAAGCGAAAAGCTTACACGATCAGATGCTTCTTTAAGATCTAGCGTTGCGTTTTTAAGTGAGACACTGCTCTCGCGAGCCAACTCTTGATTTATACCTTGGTCCAAGAAATTAATTCTATTGAAAGATTTATTTTCAAGGTACTTGACCATAAAATCAAAGTACGACATTTGTAGTCGAACAAGGTGTAACGGTTCTTTGGAGATAATCCGAGGACCGCGTGAATCTTTAGGGACAAAAAGCACCTTAGATTGGTACTGATCCTCAACTAAAGAGACTCGATCAAAATTAGTCTTAACTTTCCGGAAATAGCCTGAAATAGCCTTGAACGCTTTGT